CCCCCACCCTGGTTAAGAGCTAAGGTAGAAGAGTTAACTGGGGAACCAATAGATACAGAACTAACTGTAGCTGCCGGTTGAATGACAATGGATTGGTTAGTAGCCGGTCTTATTGTTACAGCCATTATTTAGTTGCCTCTGGATACACTGTAACAATACCTTCTACTACCCTCTCAACTGTCAATGTATTAGAGTTAACCAATTCGAGATCATACACATAGCGCCCGGCTTTAATATTAGCTGATTGTGCGGCAGTAAAGTTAAGGGTGATTTCCCCGTTAGCAGGGTTTGTGATTACTACTGTAAAGGCAGTATTTGAAGATGAGTAGTAAGATCGTCTCATCTGAGAACGACCTGTATAGCCGGTTAGATTCCTGGCCGAACCCGTATCATCGTTAACTGCAATAGAAACCGAGTACGTTGTTCCCTGATCTATAGTAAGATTTGAGATACTTGCCATTTTTTTCCTCAATATTTATCGTATATTTATAAAAAAAGGACCCTAAGGTCCTTTGATAATAGTAAAGAAAATAATTACGGTTTAACCTACCCCTATACTCTGTATACTTAACCCGGAGAGCTGACGGGAATCACTTATCTCCCCTACAGGAAATGCATTAAACGCTAAACTTACTCTAGTGTCATTATATTCGACTGGATTTACAAAATGTATGAGTGATGATGGAAATAAGACTAAAGACCCTGTTCCTATATTAAACTTCCAGGAGCTTGAGTTATAAAGATTAAAATTATTAGTAGCTAATCTTATCATATTATAACTTTTATTTGAAAAAGATATTGAATCTATATCTTTATTCGCCTTTACATAAAAGACCCCAGAGATAAAAGAGTTTTCATGAAAGTGTTCATGATGATACTCACCCTGACCGGTGTAATTGATCCAAGAATGTATTATTTCCAGTCTTACATTTAAACACGGGGCATACACTTCTTTAAGGTAGACGTCTAATGAGTTTTTTATAAAACTTCTTAAATCAACCGCTTCTGGTCTAGTTAGTATATCTGCATCTATACCAGATCTATTTCCTGTATTTTTCCTTACTGGTTGAGAGCATAAAAAGTTTAACTCAGAAGTTGTAAATGCTCTATTTAATTCCGTAATTGCTACAGGTACAGGGAAAATTCCATGTAGGTTCATAATATTAAATTAATTATTTTTAATCCAGTTCCAGCTGCCTGAGATCTGATAGCGAATATTTTTTCTATTATTAGATGCCCAGATTAATATCCAAGATAAAATATAAGAATCTAATTTCTGTCTGGATTCATGTACGTTATACCACTCAACATCACCCTCAATAGTCTTTACAATAATTACTTTGCTTAAATCTGGACGCAGCCACATTGGTAAATAGTCATATGCTAACCAGTCGCATTTAAAAGTCTTACATGGGTTTACTGGTCGATCGGCATATATTGTACATCCTTTTTCCCCTACAAAAAAGCACGGTTTACCTGGTAAAAAGGAATGACTATAAACTTCTCCAGTAAGTGTACCTCGACAGCATTCTGTACAGCCGTCACATGTTCGTTTTGGATTTGGGATCATAAGTTATCATTACAAAAATTTATTATAATATAAATTCTGTTAAATAGCAAATGTTTTCATAGGTACTTTATGTTTTTCAGCAACAAAATCTATTAACTCCCCCTTGCCTGCAGAGAATAAAGGTTCAATTAAAAAATCTGGATCTAATATATTATCTTCAATATCGCGTATTGCATGTATACATGCGCAGACTGTATTGTCTTCCAGAGATGTAATTCGGTGTTGATGGTCTTTATGTATGAATATCATATTAGGAGCAAAAAACTTCTTTGAAGATAAGACAGTATTGTCGTCATTTAATACTTCCACCAACACTGACCCAGCACTAACTAGGGTTGCGTGATCATATGTATGTTTATGTCCTTGCTCAACATCACCTGCATTTACGAACGTCATCATTCGACAGTATACATTACTCAATGCAATTAATTTAATTTTAGGATTCATAATTATTCTGGTTCTACAGGCCAATTAATATTTGTTGGAAAACCTGGTTGTTGAGGTACTGCTTTAAGTTCTCTTCTAAATATAAGCCATTCAGTACGTTTACCTTTGGTCATATTGACATTATCAGCTGCAACTGCCCATGCTGTATTTAATAAACGTTGCTCAATCGTTTCACGTACTTCTTTAGCTGTCATTTTAGCTATTTCTTCTTCGCTAGCAATAACCCACCCTTGATCAGCAAAGTTTTCTCCTAGCCATGATAGGTCTCCTAACTTATCTTGAAAACCCGATAAACCAAAAATAGGTCCCCAGTTTTCAGGTAGTTTTTGGGGGTCATTTAACGCTTCATTTGTTGATAGTTTTTTAAGTTGCCACAACATTTTTTTCCTTTACCATTTCTTTTAAATTTAAACCTGGTTGCTCTTCTGGCGGAGGTAAAACCTGACCTTTGTCTTGATGGGGATCGAGATCATTAGCATGTGGTGCATGTCCTTGCCCGGGTAATGATTGATGGCCTCTATAATGTAAGAGCTCTTCTTCCGAATACTTCCAATCTCTCCAACTTGAAAAATCTTGTCGCGGTTGTAAATTTAAATGACATCCAACATTAGAAGCCAATTGATGTATTAATTCAATAACCTCAACAGGCTGTAGTAATGCCCAGACGACCTCGCCGTTCTGCCTTCGTAACAAAATCTCCGTTGTACCACCAAAAGCTGTACCAACTGATACTGATCTTGCTCTACTTAGTTCTGCCTCTGCATTAGCTAAATTCTGCATTTCAGTTAAAGCATCTAATCGTTCTTGAAGTGAAAGCTCTTTTTTCATTGTGGATTCCATGAAATTTTTACTGAACCAGCTCCCCCTACAGTTATAGGATAGGATCCCCCTGATGTTACAGCTACACAGTTAAATGTAGAAGGTGAAGCCGCTCCTCCGGGATTACCTGCGCTGCCTGCATTACCTGAAAGCCCGCGACCTCCACCACTACCGCCTCCCCCGCCGTACGCGTACTCCCATACACTACCACCGCCTCCACCACCACCTGCTCTAACAAATGATGTGTTTGCATTATTACCTGGATTACCTTGTGTCTGAACACCAGGTCCTCCAAGACCGCCATTACCACCACCAGAGCCGCCGCCGCTTCCCCCTGTAACTCCACTGCCGACACCACCAGCATTGGTATCACCGGCGCCTCCACCACCACCTCCTCCTCTTGCACCAAATGGCCCATTACCTGGGGCTCCAGAACCTGCACCTGTGCTACCTGATCCCCCTCCACCATTGAACATAGAGGCTCCGCCACTTGCATATCCCCCATCTCCGTAGTTTCCCCCTGCACCACCAGTTCCTGCAGAACCCCCGGTACCTCCATTACCTCCAGTAAAGGTCTTAGAGAACGCGGTCGATGAGGTACCGGCATTACCAGCAGCTCCATTAGTGCCAGAATTACCACTATTACCGTTACTATTATTACTGGCACCACCTAAACCGGCACCGCCCCCGGGCGCAGCACCTGCATAACAACAAGGGCTGTACGGGGCGTAGCCAGAAGTTCCACCACCGCCTCCGCGTGCACCGTTTCCTGCATTACCTGAATTACCGGTTGCCCCGGAATTACCTGCACCACCTACACCAGTTACATTTAGTTTAGTTACACCAGCAGGTACTGAAAAGGTACCGCTTGTGTTAAAGGTTTGACACCCTCCCGGTGTTATACCTCCACCTAGAACTCCAACTTTTGATACTCCAATTGGCATTAGAAACTCCTATTTCTTTGTTAATCGATGGTAAACCATCCTGTAGCAATATATTTTGATCTATCACCAAAAACTGTATTGCCTCGATGAGTATGTGTAAACGCTGCAGGCCATATTACCATTGTATTTTCAACAGGGGTGACACGTTGCTGCTGATATAAAAATTCTGTCTCCCCAGCCTGTTCAGGTGCAAGGGAATTTAAATATAACAAATATACAAGTATTCTTGAGGATTGTTCGTTTGGACCTTGTTCCGAATGCCAAATATGATAGCCCCCTCCGGGGTCTGTTCGCTGTAGTTTCATATGTGTACCGCGAATATTTAATTGTGTTAATACTGAATATTTTTCTGAATAATCACTGAAGCAGCGTTGAAGGCCATCAAAGAATATATCTGCTACATTTAATTGCTGAAAGGTATCGATATTTTGGCCCCTCATGTTAACTAGTAACTGGAAGTCATCTTTTCTATGACGAGGGGCACCTTCTGAGGTGTTGCGATCAGATCCTGCTCCAGTAGTAGTTAAAATATCAAATTGATCAATAAGATGTTGACAGTACCCAGCTGGGTAGACATCTTTATACGTACCTATAAAATTTTTATATTCAATTTTCATCTAAATGAAGGACCTGAAGCCCAAATTACTAAAGATTGACGACTACCTTGTGTAACCGGTGTGACCTGGTGTAATGTAAAGGAAGGAAATATTACTATATGACCTCGTTTTTTTTTCATTCGTTCTGGCTTTATACCTGTAAATACCTCAAGATGACCGCCTTCGTATTCAGACGGGTCTGTAAGCTGAAGGGATAAAGATAATTTTCGACTTATTTGACTACCAAAATCAGCATGCCAACCATATGTACCATTAACAGATTCATCATAGTTAACTAACTGTATATTTTCGCAGAACCCTGAAAGATCAAATCTATAATTCTTTGCATTAGTTTTTGAAATTAGAGATCCAAGACGGGTATATAACCAATTATTATCCTCGGTATTATCTAGCCAATTCAAAGATGCACGACGAATATCTGTATTTACAACAGTTTCTCCGTCATTACTATTACCGACCCTACCATCAACGCAAGCCTCTTTAGCTTTTCCTTGAAGCCAGTCTAGTTCCTGTTCACTAAAAACATTATCCCACCACGCCCAAGGTGGTGTTGGTGATGAATAAGGGGATAATACATATTGCATAATTTAAACCATTACAAATAAAAAAAATTACAAAAGTTTATTAAATTTATTCACCTGACATATAGGTAACAAGTGTATTAGCAAACCCCGTTACATCACTTGCTGTAATGTCCGGGGCGTCTACGGATTGGCTACGAGCATTTTCTATTAATATCTCCTTAGCTATACGCACGGCTTCTAGTTTTTGTTGATTATTAAATAATTGTACTTGGTTGGTATGTCGGGCTGCATCAATTGCAACTGCTATGTCTACCTGGGCTTGTTGGTCTGCTGTTAGTGCCATTTTTTATTTCCTTTAGTTAGGGTTAAGTTAATTAAGCTATTAAGTTCTTCATTGGCTGTGAGCCAAAATATGAAGTACCGCCATCTGGTGTCATAAAGAACCATACATCGATAGCATTTGCAGTTGTGGTACGTGCAAGTGCTGCTGCTCCTCCGGGGAACTTAAATGAACCACCAGAAGCAGCAAATGCAACTGATCTACCGGCCGTTGCATCGTTAGTAAGCATCAAAGTAAACGATGATACAGTACCTGGATTTGTAATTGTTAAGGTAGCATTACCGGTTAAATTAGCAGTAAATAAAGTACCTAAAGATAAATTAATATTAGCCGCAGTACCTGTGTTACCAATTGCTACAACAGTCTCAACAATTTTTGTTGTAGTTAATTGACCTGATGATGTTAAGGTACCT